CAAGACCTCATTTACATCGAGGAGTGGATTGCTTGGATTGCTCCGCGGTGGAAGTGGGGAACGCTGTCGTTGTCGACCCCTCAAGAGGTGGCGGACCGGCAGCCTCGCCCGTCCCAGCGCTCCGCGCTGCGCGACTGGGCGGAGCGGCTGGTGGGCGGCCATTTGGAGTGGCTCAAGTTCACCAAGAAATCGGAGCCGTACTCGAGCGCGGAGAAACCTCCTCGCGGCATTCTGCCCGTGGATCCGCTAACCCGCCTCAAGTCGGCTCAGATAGCCTACCCCGTGACCGCCTACTTGAAGGAGAACTTCACCTGGCACTGCTGGAAGACTGGGTCAGAGATTGACCAGACCCTCTCGGCGAGCGCCCTCGTGGCAGACACACTCTGCTGCACGGATCTTGTCAACATGGACCGCGCCCAAAACCATGCCGCTCGGCAGGGGCCTGAGGGGGCGATTCGGTTGCTCTTCCGGCCGTCTGATGAGGCGGAGGTGATGGAGTACTTCGCCCGGTACGACCGCGACCGCACGGTGGTGGCAGAGGGCCTTAAGGTCGACTCTAGCGCCTCGGTTTTATCCGGGGTGGGCATCACGTCGATGTTCCAGAGTATGACCGCCTGCTGCGTCGCCTACGTGTCGCTGCGGAACGCGGGCTTCGGACAGTTGCCCGCGCGCGCGCGTTGCGTCGCCTATATGGGGGACGATTCGGTGACCGCTGACCTGGACTTTTCAGTCTATGAGGCCACCGCCGCACGCTTTGGGTTCGCGTCGAAGGGGCGCACGTATCGCCGCGGTGAGTATGGGATGGATTTCCTGAACCGCCGCTACTCCCCGTGCCTGTGGGCCGGTGAGGCCGACTCGTGTGCTTCCTTCAAGCGGGCCATTCCGCGTTTCCACCTCTCGTTCGCGCCCCAAGGCTACACCCCGTGGCAACGCTTCGGCGCTAAGCTGCGCGGCTATGCCGCAACGGACGCGAAGACGCCGGTGCTTCGGCACTTGGTTGAACTCCTCCCGCTTCTCCCCCCTGGCTCACTAGACGGCCCCATTGAGTCGTGGTTCGGCCAGCAGGGGGCGGCAGGAAACTTCCGCAACACCAATGCAGGAGAGTGGATGGATCAGATCCTCCGCGACGAGCTCCCCACCTTTGACAACCGCGGCTTCATGACGTGGGTGAATGAGATGGGGGTGCTGCTCCTCACTGGCCGCTACGCGGCGGCCTTGGAGCGCCTGCAGAAGCATCCCACTTTTAGTTTCTGGGTAGAGGTTGACGCGATCCCCGCCGGGGTTCGAGTCAACGGCGTCGACGGCGCAAACCCCCCCCCCCGCGTTCGCGTGCGCGGTGGAAGGCGCCGGGCGTGACGCTGCTTC